TTTATAATAAATTAATTGATAAAAAGTTTGGACATCATTCAATAGATTTAGAACATCAAGTTGCTTTTATCTTAAATGAACAAGAACGAAAAGGTTTTGCGTTTGATGAAAAGAAAGCATTTGCTTTACACGGTAAAATGTTAAAGCGATCAACAGAATTAAAAAAACAATTAGAAGATGTGTTTGGTACTTGGACAGTTGATTTAGGTATGTTTACCCCTAAAGTTAACTCGACAAAATATGGTTATAAGAAAGGTGTACCTGTAAAGAAAACTAAACAGGTTGCATTTAACCCATCTTCTCGACAACATATTGCAAATAGATTAATAACTTTACGTAATTGGAAACCAGATAAGTTTACTCCCACAGGGCAGCCAATGGTAGACGAAGATACTTTAAATAAATTAACCTACCCAGAAGCAAAATTATTAGCTGAATATTTAAGTTTAGAGAAAAGATTAGGCATGTTAGCTGACGGTAAAAATGCTTGGTTAAAAGTAGTTAAAAAAGGTCGAGTACATACGTTTTATGTAACGAATGTAATTACAGGTCGTATGGCAGCTCGAAGTCCGAACTTACAACAAGTACCTAGTATACACAGTTTTTATGGTAAAGAATGTCGAGAATTGTTTGTACCTTCGGTCGACAAAGTTTTAGTTGGAGCTGATGCTTCAGGAATTGAAGCTAAATGTTTAGCCCATTATATAAGTAATTATAAAGGTGGTAAAGAATATACAGATTTAATTTTAAATGGTGACATTCATACTTATAATATGAAAGCAGTTAATTTAAAAGATAGACAATTAGCGAAGACAATGCTTTATGCCATTCTTTATGGTTGCAGTTTTCGTAGGTTATCACAAATACTTCAAGTACCTTTACATGAGGGTAAACAAGTATTAGAAAAGTTTTACGAACAATTACCTTTTTTAAAAGAAATTAAAAACGATTTACTTTCAAGACTAGAAGACGGTGGTGAAATAAGAGCTATCGATAAAAGAATTTTAACCATACGATCAGGACACGCAGCTCTCAATAGTTTAATCCAAAGTTGTGCAGCAATAGTTATGAAAACAGCTTTAGTTATTCTTTGGGAAAAATTAAAAGACAAAGACGCATTTGTTGTGGCTAATATCCACGATGAATTTCAAATAGAAACTAATCAAGAGTTGGCAGAAGAAGTAGGTCAAATTGCAGTTAAATCTATTCAAGAAGCAGGAGAACAACTCAAACTCCGAGTGCCTCTCGCAGCAGAATACAAAGTCGGAAAGAACTGGGCAGAAACCCATTAACCCTAAATGGCGTAAGTGGGCATCAAATGCTTTATGTAATCAAAGAATTCGAAAAGGTCACGATTGTGGCTTAACCATAGATCAACTTATAGCTAAAGCACCTGCTTTTTGTCCGTGTTGTAATCAACAATTAGTACCTCAAGGTCATCAAAAAAATTCACCAACAGTTGATCGATTAGATAGTCGTAAAGGTTATGAGTTAGATAACATTTGGATTATTTGTCATAGTTGTAATGCAATTAAAAGCAACGCTTCAAAGCCGTCAACTTTATACCACGTAGCAGACGCTTGGTATTCAAAATTAAAAGAAAGAAAAAAATTATGCAAGTAATATTAGTTTTAACAGATGTTCGAAATAAAGACGGACAACCCAGACTAACTTTTTCTATGTTTGAAAAACCCCAAGATAACGAACATTTAGATGAAAGTTTATTAGATAGTCCTGCAATTCAATTAGGAACAATGTTATCTGCATTTTTAAAAACAATAGAACAACACGGTAAAATATTTATTGATACTGTAATGAATGAAGAACATAAACAGCGTTATTCAAAAAACGATTTTAGATACCATATTAAAAAATATGACAATGTAATTGAAATAGATTTAAAAAGTTGGAAACCAAAAGGAAAGAAAAATTAATGAGTACATTATTAATAGACGGAGATATAGTAGCATATCAAATAGCTTTTCGAACCGAAGAAGCTATAAGGTGGGACAACGCAGTTTGGACTTTACATTCAGATGAAAAAGATTGTATTAGATTTATTGAAGAATGGTTCACTACATTAATAGCAGATACACAATGTGAAAATGTAATAGTTGCTTTTTCTGATAAACAAAACTTTAGAAAAGAAATATTAAAAGATTATAAAGCTAATAGGCAAGGTCAAAGAAAACCTTTAACACTTAAATTTTGTAGAGATTATATATCAAATAAATTTAAAACGTATGTTAAACCAACATTAGAAGCTGATGATGTATTAGGTATATTAGGTACGTCTAAACTTATTAAAGGTACTAAAATTATTGTATCTACTGATAAAGATTTAGATCAAATAACTGGTCTTCATTATAATCCAGTTAAAAAAGAATTTTATAAAATATCTAAAAAAGAAGCTGATTATAATTTTTATTATCAAGTTTTAAAAGGAGATAGTACAGATAATTATAAAGGAGCTCCTACGTATGGAGATGTAAAAGCTAGTAGAGTTTTATCTACGTCTAAAAACCATTGGAACACAGTAGTCAAATGTTTTGAAGAACAAGGTTTAACAAAAAAAGATGCGTTAATACAAGCACGTGTCGCTAGGATATTAAGAAACACAGATTATAACTTTAAAAAGGAGCAACCAAAATTATGGCAAAAATAGAATCAAGTGAGATAATACAAACTGCATTAGATTTAGTAACGGGTAATAGACAACAACAAAACGGAGATAAACAAAAAAATCATCAAAACATAGCTAACATGTGGACAGCTTATCTTACAAATGAATTTGGTAAAGAGATATTTATTAGAGCTGACATGGTTGCTAATATGATGGTTTTATTAAAAGTAGCTAGAACTCAAGCAGGTAAATTTAATTTAGACGATCACGTAGACGCATGTGGTTATGCTGCAATAGCAGGTGAGATAAGATCGGAAGACCCTGATGCCTAATGATAATGAAGTTAAAAGGTGGAAAGTAAAGACTTATAAGAATGTAGATGTCTTATTTGAAGATACTTTTTATGCACGTACACCTGCTATGAATAGGACTTTTCCACCTACAGAAAAAGCTACTTACACTATAATTTCAGAAAATGAAGTTAGGTCTACGATAGAACAAATACCCCTAGAACCCTTACCAGAACCAAAGGAAAAAACTAATGAAGAAACTGTTAAAGAAAGTCCTACAATGGATAGCGACAAGTCCCCCAAAGTATAAGTTTGTTTTTGTATTATGGGAAGACGCAAACTCTGACAGCTCGTGGAACGAATTGTCGACTATTGAAGCCATGTTACCTACTATATGTATGAGTACAGGTTTTATAATTAAACAATCAGAAGACGCTATGATATTAGCGTCAGACTTTACAACTGACTATAAAAATGGAGATTATGTTATCTCTGAAGCAGGTAATACTATGGTCATTCCTTCCAAAAATGTACTTAAAGTCGTACAAATCCCCCTAACCCTTAAAATCTAATAATTTGGTTGCCCTCTTGGATAACTTATGAATTTATCAAAAGAATTACTCGATTATTTAGACAAGCAATTTCCAAATCAAAGCCCAAACATTAACGATAAAGAACGTGAAGTTTGGTTTAAATCTGGTCAAGCTAGTGTTGTTAAACATCTAAAACAACTACTAGATGAGCAGAATAAAAACATTTTAAACAACAACATAATCAAGAGGTAAGAAAACTATATGTGTGGAAGTATATTTAGAGCTCCGAAGCCACCACCACCACCACCAACTCCTGCTCCACCTGCAACGATCGTAAATGCTCAAGCAGCGTCAGTAAGAGAAAGTAAACCTTCTGTGCCACAATCTGCAAGTTATAATAGTGCAGTAGCAACTAGAAGACGTGGTAAAAGAGCATTAAGAATTCCTTTAAATCAAACAGCTCTAGCAAATGCACAATCTGGGGTTAAAGTTTAATGGAATATATGTCAGTAAGAAAAGAGTATGCTCAACTTGAGGAACTCCGAGAACCTTTTTTAGATCGTGCTCGTGATTCTGCTGAATTTACTATACCTTCTTTAATACCAAGAGAAGCACACACTAGAACAGCAAAACTGTACACTCCGTATCAAGGTATTGGTGCTAGAGGTACTAATAATTTAGCAAGTAAACTCTTACTTGCCTTACTTCCCCCTAACACACCATTTTTTAGATTAGCCATTGACGAGTTCACTATGGCAGAAATAGCAGGTCAAGGTGGTATGAAAGGTGAATTTGAAAAAGCATTAGGTTCTCTTGAAAGAGTAGTAATGAATGAAATGGAAGTTAATAATTTTAGAACAACTATTTTTGAAGCTCTAAAACATTTAATCGTAGCAGGAAACTGTCTTCTTTATATTACACCTGAAATGAGCATGAAAGTTTATCATATCAATAGATATGTTATAAAAAGAGATGCTACTGGTAAAGTTTTAAAAATAATAACAAAAGATACTGTTAGTCCTAATTCAGCACCCCCTTCAGTTATAGAAAAATTAAAAGGAGAGCTTACATCTTCTTATGAAAACACAATCGATATCTATACGTGCGTTAAGCGTTCGGAAGATAATAAAAAGTGGCTTGTACACCAAGAATGTGGCGATGAAATATTGCCAGAAAGTTATGGGACTTACCCTTTAGACAAGTCACCTTTTATTCCCTTACGATATACTTCAATCGATAATGAGGATTGGGGTAGAGGATTTATTGAAGAATATATTGGAGATTTACGTAGTCTTGAATCTTTATATAGAGCAGTAGTAGAAGGTTCTGCAGCTTCAAGTAAAGTTTTATTTTTAGTAAAACCAAACGGAAGTACACGACTTAAAACTTTATCTGAAAGTCCTAACGGTGCAATCAGAGAAGGTAATGCAGAAGATGTTACTACACTTCAAGTTAACAAAGGTGCTGACTTTAATATAGCTTTTCAAACAATGCGAATGATACAAGATAGATTACAATTTGCATTTATGCTTAATACATCTGTTCAACGTCAAGCTGAAAGAGTTACGGCAAAAGAAATAGAATACGTTAGCCAAGAATTAGATGATAGTTTAGGTGGTCTTTACTCGTTGTTATCTCAAGAATTACAATTACCATTAATTAATAGATTAATGTATCAAATGGAAAGAAAGAAAAAACTTCCTACATTACCTAAAGGTCAAGTTAGACCTAAAATTGTAACTGGTTTAGAAGCATTAGGTAGATCAACTGATTTACAAAGATTAAATACATTTGTACAACAAATTGCACCATTTGGAGAAAGTGGTTTACAATCTTTAAACATAGGTGAGTATATTAAAAGAATTGGTACATCATTAGGTGTAGATATGGACGGTTTAATTAAAGACCAACAACAATTAATGATGGAAGAACAACAAAGACAAGAGGAAATGTTACAAGCCCAAGTAGCTCCTCAAATGGCTAAAGAAGGTATGGGTATGGCGAGAGATGCAGCAAAGGGAGAACAACAAGAACAAATAGAACAAGCAAAGGATAACTAATGGAAGAAGCGAATAAACTACAAATCCCTGAAGAAACGTCAAAAGATAGCCAAGAACATATTGATGCTATGGTTAAAAAAGCAGACGAAGGTGCTAATACAACAGATATAGATACAGGTGAGGTAACTGCTCCTGTAAAAGAAGAAGCTCCTAAAGTTGAAGAAAAAATACTTGGTAAATTTAATTCTCAAGAAGAATTAATTAAATCTTATCAAGAATTAGAAAAGAAAATAGGACAACCAAAAGAAGAAGATCAACCTTTAACTGCAGAACCAAAAGCTGACGGATTAAAAGGAATTGATTTTTCTTCAGTTCAAAATGAATTTGAAGAAAATGGTGAATTAAGCGAAGCTACTATAAAATCATTAGAAGATAGTGGTTTACCTAAATCTTATGTCGACAACTACATTGAAGGTATAAAAGCTGTAGCTACAAAATTTGAAGCTGAAGCTCATGAAAGTGTAGGTGGTAAAGAAGAATACGGCAAGATGATTGATTGGGTACAAAGCAATTTATCAGAAACAGAAATACAAATGTTTAATGAAGGTATAGATAGAGATAATCAAACAGCTATTTATACTATTAAAGGTATGGCAGCTAGATATAGAGCTGAAACTACCGAACCAAGTTTAACAGTAGGCGAAACAGGAACAGCAACGTCTGGATTAAAATATGAAAGTATGGCACAAGTCAAGACTGACATGTCTAATCCTAAATATGCTAATGACCCTGCATTTAGAAAGCAAGTAGAAGATAAACTTGCTCGTTCTACTATTATATAAGTTTTAGGTTAAGTAATTACACCTAAAAAAGTAAAAGAAAGACATTACCCTTTGAGGAGGACAATACTGATACTGCTTTTAACTAAAAGTAAAGTTAATTACATTTTAATAACGGAAAGGAATACAATAACATGTCAAATGCTGTTGTATCAAATATAGGACAAGCTGCAG